TGCCTGCGAAGTGTGCGCCACCACCGGCTTGATAATGGTCATGGGCGAAGTGACGACAGCGGCCTACTCAAACATCGCCGCGGTAGCTCGCCGCGTTGTCACCGACGCTGGCTACTCCGGCGGCTCGGCTGGCTTTGACGGCAGCACATGTGCCGTCATCATGGCTCTCGACGAACAGTCGCCCGATATCGCTCTGGGGGTAAATCGCGCGCGTTCGACGGATCCCGGCGACCGCTTTGGCGCAGGGGATCAGGGTATGGTATACGGTTATGCGTCCGACGAGACGTCCGAGCTAATGCCGCTTCCCATCACGCTGGCGCATGCGCTCGTCAAAAGGCTTGAAACCGTCAGGCGCGACGGAACCATCCCATATCTGCGTCCTGATGGCAAGAGCCAGGTCACGGTGGAGTATTGCGACGGCGTTCCCGCGCGCGTCGACGCCGTTGTCGTATCGGCCCAGCACGATCCGTCGACTGTCATCGCCACACTGCGCCGGGACATATACGGCCACGTGATTCGCCCAATCATCCCCGATGGGATGTTGGACGGCGACACCCGCATCTTCATCAACCCGACCGGCAGATTCGAGAAGGGCGGGCCGGCGGCAGACTCAGGACTGACTGGGCGCAAGCTCATGGTGGACACCTATGGTGGCGTGTGCAGACACGGGGGCGGCGCGTTCTCAGGCAAGGACCCGACCAAAGTAGACCGCTCCGGCGCTTACGCCGCGCGGCATGCAGCAAAGAACATCGTGGCCGCGGGCGCGGCGAAGCGCTGCGAGGTGCAGATCGCTTACGCCATCGGCGTGGCGCGACCCATTGCCGTATCGGTTGATACCTTCGGAACAGGCGCGGTTCCGGATTCCCGGCTAGAGGAGATCATCGACAGAGTGTGCGACCTCAGACCCGCGGCGATCATAGACAGGTTCGACCTGCGGCGACCGATCTACCGGCAGACCGCCGTATACGGTCATTTCGGCCGTCCTGATCTGGACCTGCCGTGGGAGAGACTTGATTTCGTCGCCGACGTGGCAGCGCAGTTATAGCGAAAAGACGTATAGCTCCATGTGTTGTGTGGGAGTGCAGCGCGGATGCCTTCGTTTTATGCGCGGCTGCATATCCGCGATGCCAAAAGGTCACATGCTCTATGTATTGTGTTTCGCACAAGGCCGCACAACAGGGCCGCATAAATCGGACGTCCAATCATACGGATGGCCTGCGCAACGCGGCTCACAAGCGATTTACGGAGGCCGATTTTTCTAGATAATCGCAGCTAGGGAGGCAAATACGGTGGAAAATGGGGTCCACCGCCCCGAGGAGGAGGTAATACGCCATGCTAGTTAAGCGGGTTCCAATTAGCGCCGTGAATCCCGCTCCATACAATCCGCGCAAAGACCTGAAACCTGGCGACGCGGAGTACGAGAAACTCAAGCGCAGCATCGATCATTGGGATCTGGTGGAGCCGCTGGTGTGGAACGAGCGGACGGGGAACCTGGTCGGCGGTCATCAGCGGCTCAAGATTCTGAAGGCACGTGGTGACACGGAAGTTGACGTATCTGTGGTTAACCTCAGTGAGACCGACGAGAAGGCGCTGAATATCGCCCTGAACAAAATTCATGGCGAATGGGACAAGCGACTGCTCGCCGACTTGCTGCAGGATATCGACACGGGCGATGTGGACCTGACAAGCACGGGCATGGACGACGACGAGATCACCACATTGCTTGCCGCCGATTACGGCCCGGTTGACATCGAGGCGTACCTGGACGAACTGGACATGAGCTCTGCGATTGGCAAGCCCGTATGGGCGGTCATTCGCGCATCATCCGAAAGCATTGAGATAATCGAGCGAGTGCTGGCGGTGCTTGAGCAGAACAACATCAGGGTGGAACGCAGCTATGATACAGGGGCTTAGCGGCAAAAAGAAGGACAACTCCAACGAATGGCTTAAAGCCGAATTACGGCGCAGGTATCTGCCCAAAGACGCGCGCGTCCTGGACCTGTTCTGCGGGACCGGGGAGATGTACCGTCGCGTCTACGCTGATCGGGCGCGAAGCTACCGCGGCGTCGATAAGGCCAAGGTGCACGACGCGGCACTCTGCACACTCATCAACAACGTCGTTTTCGTATCGCGGCATAGCATGGACGAGTACGATGTTTACGACCTTGACGACTACGGCTGCCCGTGGAAGCTGCTCTACCTAATCCTGCGCAAGCGGGGTCCAGGGCGGATTACGGTCTACCTCACGGACGGATTGCCGCTGAATTTGAAGCTGACTGGCCACCTGGGTAAGATGCAGTCAGGCATCGAACGCCTGCCCAAAGACATGGAGATACCTGGTCGATTCCGGTTCTACACAGAGATGTTCGCTACGATGCTGCTGGACGTGCAGGCGCGATACGGTTGGAAAACCGAGAAGGCAGTCTACGCCAGGAACGACGGCGCAAGCGTGTATTACTGGGTTCTACAGATGCACAAGACATGAAAACACCAGCGCAAGCGGCATTTCAGTATTGCGCAGTCTGGTAAAGAGTGGTATAATGTCCTTGGGAGGTGATCACATGCCAGTGATCTACGAGCCCAGGGGCAGGGCGCGAGAATATGCCCCATTGGCGGCTAACCTCTATTCAGGTTGCGCACATGGGTGCAAATACTGCTACGCGCCTGATGTGCTCAGGCGAAGCAGGGATGACTTCCACAGCGGGATCGCAGTCCGTAGCAACATCCTGGCCGAACTGACTAAGGATGCCCGGCGGTTATCTGGAGCAAATGCCCGTGTGCTGCTCAGTTTCACGACCGATCCGTATCAGCCCATCGAGGCGGAGCAGCGGATCACACGGCAGGCCATCGAAATCCTGCACGAGCACGGCCTTGCCGTAGAGGTACTCACCAAGGGAGGCGCCAGGGCCGCCCGAGACTTTGACCTGCTGGGCAAGGGCGATGCCTTCGCCACAACCCTGACATTCCTCGATGCAGGCAGATCGCGGGAATGGGAACCCTACGCGGCGGCGCCGGAGGAGCGGATCGACGTGATGCGCTTCGCACACCAGCGGGGCATCCCGGTCTGGGTTAGCCTTGAGCCGGTGATAGACCCGGAGGAGAGTCTGGAGCTTATCCGGCGGACCGCACCATTTGTCGATCTGTTCAAAGTCGGGACGCTCAATCATCATCCCTTGGCCAAGGCCATCGACTGGGCGGGGTTCGGTGCAGCGGCAGAGACTCTCTTGCAGGCGCTGGGCAAAGACTACTACATCAAGGACGATCTGCGGGCACACATGAAGCGCAGCGCGTAGGTCGGCCACAAGAGACAGAACCGGCAGGCGGCCCCGTAGGGGCCGTTTTGCTTTGCGGGGTGAACGACATGGGGCGGCGTCTGAAACTTACGCCGGAACTGATCGAACAAGCGGCCAAACTGATCGCCGGCGGCAACTACGCCTCGACCGTGTTTCAGATGCTTGGAGTCGGTGAAAGCACCTGGTATCGCTGGCTTGAAAAGGGCCGCGATAGCAAGGGCCGAAGCATCTATAGAGAGTTTTGGGAGTCAATTCAAAAAGCCGAGGCGGCAGCGGAAGCTCGGGCTGTAAGCGGCGTCATGGCTGCAGGGCGCCGGAATTGGACGGCCTATGCCTGGTATCTGGAACGCAAGTTCCCTGACCGCTGGGGGCATAAAGCCAAGATACAACAGGAGATATCGGGGCCGGGCGGCCAGCCTGTTAGTGTGGCGGTGGACTTGTCTGTCCTCACCGATGAGGAGCTGAGGTCGCTTGAGTCTATCACTAAACGACTTGAGCATACTGCCCGGTAGCGGCGAGATCAAGGCAGAACTGGCCAGACGACGGCTAGCCGACTTCTTGGAATATGACTCGGGCGGAACATGGATACGAGCGCGTCACTTGGAGCGCCTGTGCAATGCCCTGGAGGCCGTGGAACGCGGCGAGCTTGACCGGCTGATGGTGTTCATGCCGCCAAGGCACGGCAAATCAGAGGTGTGCTCCAAGAAGTTCCCTGCGTGGTATGAAGGACGTAATCCCGACAAGGAGATAATCATCTGCTCGTATGCCGCTGATCTGGCATACGACTTCTCGCGCATCGCCAGGGATACGCTGCGTGAACGCGGGCCGGAATTATGGGAAATCAAGGTATCCTCAGATAGTTCTGCGGTGGGGCGCTGGGGCATCGAGGGCAAGCGCGGCGGGTGCGTGGCGGCTGGTGTTGGCGGGCCCATTACGGGGCGCGGCGCTCACGTAGGCATCATTGACGACCCATTCAAGAACGCTGAGGAAGCCGCGTCGCAGACCATACGTGACAAGGTGTGGGAATGGTATCGTTCCACCTTCCGCACCAGGCTTGCGCCGGGCGGGGCAATTGTGCTTGTCATGACCCGTTGGCATGAAGATGATCTGGCTGGGCGGCTCATCGCCGAGATGCAGGCCGGCGGCGAGCAATGGGTCATCATCGAGATGCAGGCCGAGGCGGAAGAAGGCGACCCGCTGGGGCGAGCTATCGGGGAGACATTGTGGCCGGAGCATGGGTTCGACAAGGCATGGGCCGAGGCGACAAAGGTAGCGGTCGGGAGCTATTTCTGGCAGGCGCTGTATCAGCAGAGGCCATCGCCGCCGGAAGGCGAGATGCTGAAGCGCGGTTGGTGGAAGTATTACAAAGCTATTCCGAATGATCTGCAAGAGATCATTCAGTCGTGGGACATGACGTTCAAGGACTCCGACGGCTCCGACTACGTGACGGGCGGGGTGTGGGGGCGCAAGGGGGCCGACAAATACCTGCTCGACCAAGTGCGCGGGCGCATGGATTTCCCGGCGACGCTTGCGGCAGTGAGGGCATTGACCGCCAAATGGCCGCGGGCGCGGGCGAAGCTGGTGGAGGATAAGGCCAACGGCCCGGCAGTTATTGCGATGCTCAAGCGCGAGATACCGGGGCTTATTGCCGTAGAGCCGCAGGGCAGCAAAGTGGCGCGAGTGGCGGCGGTGAGTCCTGACGTTGAGGCAGGCAACGTCTACCTTCCTGATCCGACCATAGCGCCTTGGGTCAATGACTTCGTGGAGGAATGTGCCGCATTCCCCAACGGCAAGCACGATGACCAGGTAGACCAGATGAGTCAGGCATTGTTAAGATTCGCGCAGCGGCGGAGCAGACCGCCGGTGCCCAAACCAAGAGGCTGGTGACGATGTGCTAACGGACCTGAGTTTCATAGAGCGGGGCAAGCAGTGGCCGCCGGA